CAATCTTGTCATATTTTACACAAGCAACAAAAATATTACATTGTTCATTTTAAAGAACTTTTTGCATTAGATGGAAAACCTTTTAATTTTTCGGATACAGATATTGCAAGAAGAAATACGATTTCCAATCTTTTAGCAGAATGGGAATTATTAATTTTGGTTAACCCTGATAAAACAAGTGAACCTACATTACCTCTCAATCAATTAAAAATACTATCTTTCTCGGAAAAAGAAGAATGGAATTTAACGCCAAAATATAATATAGGCAAAAAGTCTTAATGGGTGATTCTTTAGATTATTGGAGTACAGTGGATTCAATTAAAATACAACAAAAATTAGGAGTTTATTGTTTACATGAAGATGTAGAAACTCCTAAATTAGCAACAGAAAAATCAGCATGTTTTGATTTGAAAGCATATCTTAAAAAAGACAAAATCATTATTGGTTTCAATCAGTATAATCATAAGAAAGAAATTATATTACGAGATAATTCACTTGAGATGATACCTAAGTGGAGATATCTTATTCCGACGGGACTGATTTTTGATATTCCAAATGGCTATTATATCAAAGTACATCCTCGTTCAGGTAATGCTTTGAAAAAAGGATTAATTACTGCAAATAATACTGGGATTATTGATGAAGATTATGTAGAAGAATGTAATTGCATTATGATTAATATGGCAGATGATCCGATAATAATTGAGCATGGTGACAGAGTAGCACAAGCAGAATTGAGAAGAACCGAAAGTTATGTGATAGAGACCATGACTAAAAAACCTAGTCAGAAAACAGATAGAGATGGTGGATTTGGATCCACGGGCTCTTAACTTGACAAACCTTATATATAGTAGTATAATAGTTCTTGTGAGTGGCATAAAGCACTCGCCCGTTGCACTAACGCAACATTAATTAATCTCGCTAAAATAGGAGATAATATGTATCTAGTACCAAAGACAATCGAAGAACTCAATCGCCAACTTTCAACAAGTGTAGGGTTTGATTCTTTTTTTAATCGCCTTTTTGATGATGCTTTTCCAGCGAACGGTTCTGGTGGTTATCCACCGTATAACATTCGCAAAGTGGATGATTACAGTTACGTAATCGAATTAGCCTTAGCAGGTTTTACAAAGGACGATTTAGACATAGAACTCGCAGACGGAACACTTACAGTTAAATCAGTTCCGAAAAAAGATGATGAGAGTGAAAAATACTTACATCATGGTATCGCCAAGAGAGTCTTTACCCGAAGGTTTAACCTTGCTGATGATGTTATAGTGAAGGGTGCAGATTTGTTCAACGGCTTGTTAAAAATCGAGTTGGAGCGAGTTATCCCAGAGGAAAAGAGACCTCGTAAAATTGATATTGATGATGGTGTGAAAATAGTAGAACACAAAGTTGTATAACATTAACAACTGATTATCAATGGGAGGTCACAAAAGTGACCTCCTTTTTTTTAGGAGAAAACTTGAAACTGACAAAAAATTTTTCGTTAAAAGAAATGACATTTTCTGATACTGCTATTCGTAGAGGTATTGAAAATAATCCTACGACCGAAGAAATTGTCGCATTAACAAATCTTTGTTGTCACGTTCTTCAACCAGTTAGAGAACATTTTGGTAAGGCAGTTCGCATTAATTCCGGATTTAGATGTGTTAAATTGTGTGAAGCAGTAGGAAGTTCGGGCAAATCACAACACGCAAAAGGTCAAGCCGCCGATTTTGAAATTAATGGATTATCAAATAAAGAATTGGCGACATGGATTTATAAAAATCTTGATTTTGATCAAATTATATTAGAATTTCATGATCCTGAAGGCGATCCTAATAGTGGTTGGGTACATTGTTCATATAGGAATGATGGTACAAATCGCAAGAATGGATTAATTATAAATCAAAAAACTAAAGGCAAATATTTGCCATGGAAACCTTAAAGTCTATTCATTGGAAAATATATTTACAGTTTTTATTTCTTTTAGGAGCATTTCAATCTAAACGTACTTGGATTGACAAGCATATTCTTTTATGCTATGATAAGTTAGATGAAAATGGAAGTTATTATTCTTACCGATATACCAAATTTAATTCATGACATTTTATACCAACGTACAAAATTGGGCTGGAAAAATATACTACAGAGGTATAGATTCTAGCGGCAGACATTTCAAAAGAAAAGTAGATTATAACCCAACACTATACGTTCCTTCGCCTAAACAAACTAATTTTAAAACTCTTGACGGAGACTATGTTTCTCCAATAGAATGTGGTTCTATTAAAGAAGCAAGAGATTTTATTAACAAGTATGAAGGCGTTGAGAACTTTAAAATTTATGGTAATACAAACTATCATTATACATTTATAAGTGATAATTTTCCTGATAATGTTAATTATGATTTTTCAAAAATTTCAATAGCAAATATTGATATTGAAACTGGATCTGAAAATGGTTTTCCTGATCCCCAAAGAGCAAGTGAACCAGTTATTGCGATTACGGTTAAATTAGACGATATATTTTATGTTTTTGGTTTTCATGAATATCAAGTACATCAAAATGATGTCAAATATTTCAAGTGTAAAGATGAATTGCATTTACTTCAGGAATTTATATCTTTTTGGTCTAAACAAGATATAGATGTAATTACTGGTTGGAATGTAAAATTTTTTGACATTCCATATCTAGTAAACAGAATGTCTCTTTTATTTGATGAATCATTTTGTTATGATCTTTCTCCTTGGAGATTCGTTAGTGAAAGAACGATTAGTAGTTATGGTGGAGCAAAAGAACTTCAAGCATTTGAGGTTATGGGAGTTGCAACATTAGACTATTTAGATTTATATAAAAAGTTTACATACACTAATCAAGAAACATATAGATTAGATCACATTGCTCACGTTGAACTTGGAGAAAGAAAATTAGATTATTCTGAATTTGGATCTTTACATACTTTGTGGAAAGAAGATTATCAAAAATTTATAGATTATAATATTAAAGATGTTGAACTTGTTGCTAAGTTAGAAGATAAAATGAAACTGTTAGAAATGGCAGTTGTCTTAGCATATGATGCAAAAGTTAATTATGCAGATGTTTATACACAGGTCAGAATGTGGGACACACTTATGTATAATGAACTTAGAGAAAAAGGAATTGTTCTACCACCAAAGAAAGATTCTATAAAAGATAAACCTTACGAAGGTGCTTATGTCAAAGAACCTATTCCAGGAATGTACAACTGGGTCGCTAGTTTTGATTTAGATAGTTTATATCCTCATTTGATAATGCAGTATAATATTTCACCCGAAACTATAGTTACAGATTATCCCCAAAATAGTGTAACTGTTGATAAACTTTTGAATACTGAAATTGATACAAAATATACTAAAGCACAAAATATGGTTCTTGCCGCTAACGGATTTCATTTCAAAAATGATAGACAGGGTTTTTTACCCGAAATGATGGAGAGAATGTATGCTGAGAGAAAAAAGTTTAAGAAAGATATGCTCAAAGCAAAACAAAAATATGAGAATACAAATGATCCGGATCAGAAAAATTTCTTAGAAAAAGAAATTTCTAGATTGAATAACATGCAGATGGCTAGAAAGATTCAACTCAATTCAGCATACGGTGCATTGGGTAATCAATACTTTAGATTTTATGATGTTAAACAAGCCACTGCTATAACCACGGGTGGTCAACTTTCTATTAGATGGGTTGAACGAGATGTTAATGCATATCTAAATAAAATTTTAAAAACAGATGATAAAGATTATATTATAGCCGCGGATACTGATTCAATTTATGTTCGTTTGGATGAATTGGTTTCATCCGTATTTGATGACACAACAAACACGGATAAAATAATAAAATTTCTTGACAAAGTATGTGATACAAAAATACAAGAATGCATCACAAAATCATATGATAATCTTAAAAATTATATGAATGCATTTCAGCAAAAAATGAATATGTCAAGAGAAGTCCTTGCTGATAAAGCAGTTTGGACCGGAAAGAAACATTACATAATGAATGTTTATAATAGTGAAGGTGTTCAATATGCAAAACCAAAACTTAAAGTGATGGGAATTGAATCTGTAAAATCATCTACTCCTGCCGTTTGTAGAGAAAAATTAAATCAATCTTTTGATATTTTGATGAACGGAACAGAAGAAGAAATGATTTCTTTTATCGAAAAATTCAGAATTGCTTTTGAAAAACTTCAACCAGAAGATGTTGCATTTCCTAGATCTGTAAAAGGAATATCAAAATATTCTGATAGTGTTCAACTTTATAAAAAAGGAACACCTATACATGTAAAAGGAACTATAATACATAATACTTTATTAAAGAAAAAGAAACTTACAAATGTACATCAATTGATTCAAGAAGGTGAAAAGATAAAATTTTCATATTTAAAAGAACCAAATCCTACTGGGGATACTGTTATAAGCATGGGAACTATATTACCTAAAGAATTTGATTTGCATGAATATATTGATTATGACACACAATTTGATAAATCTTTTTTAGAACCTTTAAAAACTATATTAAAATGTGTTGGCTGGGAACATGAAAAAAGAAATACTATTGATAATTTTTTTGTTTAAGGAGTTGTTATGAGTTTTTTGACAGACATGATTAAGGAGACAGGAAATGAATATGCTGGATTGGTTTCTGATGGTGTTGAAGCAGGTGATGTTGAATCCTTTATCGATTCCGGTAGTTATGCTCTCAATGCTTTATTATCGGGAAGTATCTATGGCGGGCTTCCAGGAAACAAGATTACCGCCTTTGCTGGAGAATCGGCTACAGGAAAAACATTTTTCGTATTGGGTATTGTCAAACAGTTTTTGTCAGATAACCCTGACGGTGGTGTTCTTTACTTTGAGTCTGAATCTGCAATAACAAAAGACATGATTGAGAAGAGAGGTATTGATTCTTCTCGTATGGTCATGTTACCTGTTGCATCAATACAAGAGTTTGCACATCAATCAACAAAAATTCTAGACAAATATCTTGCTGATCAAGAACGCAAACCTATGATGATTTGTCTTGATAGTCTCGGTATGCTTTCAACATCAAAAGAATTGACTGACATTGCTGATGGTAAAGAGACAAAAGATATGACACGAGCCGCCCTTGTAAAAGGTGCATTTAGAGTATTGACACTCAAAGCAGGTAAAGCAAAAGTTCCTATGCTTGTTACAAATCATACATATTCACAAGTTGGTGTGATGTTTCCTCAACAAGTGATGGGTGGTGGTACAGGGTTATATTATGCATCAAGTAATATTGTGTTTCTCTCAAAGAGAAAAGAGAAAGAAGGAACTGAAGTTATTGGTAATGTTATTCATTGTAAAAATCACAAGTCTAGATTGACAGTGGAAAATAAAATGGTAGATGCTCTTGTCACATATGACAAAGGTTTAGATAGATGGTATGGTATGCTTGAACTTGCAGAAGAAGCAGGTATCTTTACTAAAGTCTCTACACGTTTTGAGTTGCCAGATGGATCAAAAATGTTTGGTAAACAGATTCTACAACAACCTGAAAAATATTTTACAGATGATGTCATGAAAAAAATTGACGATTTCTGTAAAGAAAAGTTTTTATATGGCTCAAAAGGAAATGATGAAGAAAGAAGAGAAGAACCTGAAACAGATGTATGAATATATCAAAGTTCCTGAGGTTGAGGATCAGTTTGCGTTTAGAATATCTGAAGGCAAATTTAAAGATGTAGTTTATAAGTATAATAAATTTGGTGTAAATCCAGATCCAAATCCTGATGATACATTGACGTATAAGTTTGAATATGATATACTTGAGATACCTGAAGAAATCGTGAATAAAAAATACACTGATGAAGAGGGTAAAGAATTTGAATCTTTGATTGGTGAGATTTTAATAGATGTAATTCAAGAAAACATTGAAATGGAAGAAACCGAAGATGGAAAGACTAGAAGATACGATACTAAAAAATCTATTGTATAATGATGATTTTGTTCGTAAATCATTACCTTATCTAAAAGGTGAGTATTTTCTTGAACATACTGACAATATTTTATTTGATGAAATCAATAAGTTTATACAGAAATACAATGTGTCTCCTACAAAAGAATCTCTTATCATAGAACTTAATGAAAACACAAAATTACAAGAAGATCAGTTTAAAAATCTAATTGAACGATTAGGTAAATATGATGAATCTAAAAATGAAAGACCAGAGACAGATTGGCTTATTGATACTACAGAGCAATTTTGTCAAGACAAGGCAATCTATAATGCAGTTCTAGAATCTATTTCAATTATTGATGGTCAAAAGAAAACAGAGAAAGACAAAGGTGCGATACCTGCAATTTTATCTGATGCACTTGCAGTCTGTTTTGATCCTCACATTGGTCATGATTATATTGAAGATGCTGAAGCAAGATATGAATCATATCATCAAATAGAACAAAGAATACCGTTTGATCTAGAGTATTTCAATAAAATTACAAATGGTGGTCTACCAAACAAGACTCTCAATGTTGCGATTGCAGGCACTGGTGTAGGTAAGTCTTTATTCATGTGTCATATGGCGTCCAGTTGTTTATCTCAAGGTAAGAATGTCTTGTATATCACTCTTGAGATGGCAGAAGAAAAAATTGCAGAAAGAATTGATGCAAATTTGATGAGCATTACACTTGATGATCTGAAACAGTTACCAAAAGATTTGTACGATAGAAAAGTTGCAAGTATAAGTAAAGTGACAGACGGTAAATTAATTGTAAAAGAGTATCCGACCGCCGCCGCTAATACGAATCATTTTCGTAATTTATTGAGTGAATTAAAACTAAAAAGGCAATTTATTCCACAAATTATATTTGTTGATTACCTAAATATTTGTTCATCTGCTAGATTAAAGCAGGGTGCAAATGTGAACTCATATACCTTTGTGAAATCTATTGCTGAAGAACTGCGTGGCATGGCAGTAGAATATGATGTGCCAATTGTGTCGGCCACGCAGACCACAAGATCAGGTTTTACGAATACAGATGTAGGTCTTGAAGACACCTCTGAATCGTTTGGTCTTCCTGCAACTGCTGATTTGATGTTTGCTTTGATATCCACTGAAGAACTTGAGGGTCTTGGTCAAATTATGGTTAAACAACTCAAGAATAGGTACAACGATCCTACAAGTTCAAAGAGATTTGTTATAGGTATTGATCGTGCAAAAATGAAACTATATGATCTTGAAGAATCTGCACAAGATGATTTGGTGGATAGAATGGCAGAGAAAAGAACTAAAAAGAAATTTAATCCAAACTATGGTGATCAAGATGATGAGCCGTCATTTGACAAGGCAACTGGTGGAAAAATGAAATTTAAAAAAGATTTTGAAAGTTTTGATTACGCATGAAAGAACTTACAACTTTACAACTTAGACAAAGAAAAACATATAAGGATGGTAATATGATTAGAATATCAACACCTGATGGTCCTTTTTCTATGCAAATAGAATATCTTGGACATGATATAATATTTGCAGGTGTTCCAAACGATAAAGATACTTACGATGCAACAATAAATGTTTTTTACAAAGGTGAAGACGTTACTCATACAAAGATTAGTGAATCTGATATCAATTTTACAGGTAGATGTTTGCATCTATTATTCAATGCTTTGTATTTGGATAATCAACAAAAAAAGAATGATTATATGACTGAAGAAGATTATGTTGAGGCGACAAATAGCCTTTCAATTTAACTTGACATATGACCTGTTTTTGATACAATATAATCATGGTGAGAGTTTACCTCTCTTTTGTTAATCTCAATAAATGAGGTCATATGCGATACATCATTGCAATATTTGTTACAATCATTCTTGGTCTTCCTTATGCATTAGACGCCTTTGCGGGTAAGATAGTAGAGTTTCAAGGCTCTAAATATGAAGTTGTTGAAGATGAGAATGGTGAAATGTTATTTAAACCTGTGGGGGTAAAACCTCTTGAAGGTCCAAGAGTTACTGAACTTCCTTTTGTCATTCATGGTTCTGAACCTACGAAAGAGGAACCTATAATAGAAGAGCCTGTAGAATTCAAGAAGAAAACCGTTGTAGAAACAAAAGTCTTGCAGACTTGCAATGATTCATTAGATGGTTGTGTAATGACGGATACAGGTGATTGTCCTGGTTGTAAAACAGAGGTTGTGAGAGAAGAAACCACAGAAATTATTGAAACTGACTTCATGAAATTCAAGAAAAGTGTTTCAGATCGTATTGCATTTGAAAACATGAAATCTGAAGAAGAAGTTCCTTACTATCTGCAACCAATTGAATATTTAAGAACTGCAGGTCATCCTGCTTATCCTTGTTATAAAGTACAGAGAACCTGTAGAGAAGGTGCACCAATTGATATTAAAGATCTTTATGCATCTTATAAAGTAGCCTCAATGTGCAATGCTATGGGATTTAGCATTGACTTTACAGATCCTATCAAATCCTGTTCAAGATCCACTATCGTAAATCTTTAAATCAATAAATAGTTTGAAACGAGTTATGCGGAAATTATGCAGAGTTTCAAACAATTCTTAAATGAAGAAAAGAACTTACATCTAGAACACATAGAAGATGAAGTTCTCAATAATGGAGTAGATGGCACACGGCAAGCAATAAATTTTCTCAGAGGTTTGAGAGATATGCTTGCTGGTTCATCAAAAAGCGGAAAGCAGGTTCGCATCACCGTTAAATGGGATGGTGCGCCTGCTATTTTTGCAGGGACAAATCCTGAAAACGAAAGGTTTTTTGTTGGTACAAAAGGTGTTTTTGCTAAAAACTCTAAATTAAACTATGAAGAATCAGATATTGATTCAAATCATCCAGGTTCTGGACCAGAAAGTTTGAATCATAAATTGAAACTTTGTCTAAAGCATTTACCTGAGTTAAATATTAAAGGTGTTATACAAGGTGATTTGATGTATGTGCCTGAACAACTCAAAGAAGAGACAATTGACAAAATATACTGGAGATACATTACCAGACATGAATGCAAGTTTTGATGTAAATGTCAATGAAATGACAAAAACACCAAATGTTTGGTTTAGAGATGCAGAATATGAAGATGTGAGTGGATCTGCTACCATGACAGAAAAAGAAACAGATCAAATCACAAGAATTTTATCAGGTGCAGGTAGACTTTTTAGGCAATTAAATCCTGCAATTTTAAAATTCATTCAGAATCATAAGGATGTTAATATACAGATTAAAGCATATACAAATTCATTGATTAGAGAAGGACGGCCGATAGAAAATCCTGCAGGACATGCAAAAGGTTTGGTAAGATATTTAAAGAATAAGTTAGAAAAAGAGAGAAATAAATTAAAAACTGAAAAGGCAAGATTACGAAAAGAAAATGATCACCGTCAGTTTTTAAAATTTTTTCAAGAAAACAATAGGCAACTTGCATTGATTTTTGAAATGCAAAATATGATTATTGCCTGTAAAATTTTAATTATGAATAAGTTACAGAATGTAAAGACAATGACTAAAACATTCATTCAGGATGATGAAGGTTTTAGAGTAACAAATCCAGAAGGGTTTGTTGCAGTTGACAAACTCAAATCTGACCAGTATGTGAAACTGGTAGATCGTCTTGAATTTACAAGACAAAATTTTAATGCCGCCAAAAACTGGTCACAGGGAGCATAAATGTTACAACAAGAAAAAGATTTAATTGAGACTCTTGAAGGAAAGATGATTGATATCACATTGACAGAAGGTGTTGATGAGAGATTGAGAAGATTGGCCACTCAAGGGCTCATTAAAAAAGATGAGATGTCACTTTTTATTAAGTTGATGAAAGATCTTCAAGATGAAAAAACACCTACTATGCAACAAAGGTTGATGATTATGCGTTTGTTTGACAAACTTCTCAAACTGATTATGGATAATAAAGAAGTTTATCAGAGAGTGCTACAATCAGTAAAGAAGAAAAAGAAGACTCAAAAAGAGGCTTTTGAAACTACTCATACGATGGTTGAGCATAATGGTAAACAGTTTTACGTTGGTGAGAACAACGAACTCGTGCCATACGAAGGATAATAAATATAAATATGCAAACACTTAAACATCTGCATGAAAAGATAAGTAGAGATAAGACCGCAGTATTCACTTTCGGTAGAATGAATCCTCCTACCATTGGTCACGAAAAACTTATCAACAAAATTAAAGATGTTGCAAATAAACATCGTGCAGATTGGTTTGTCTATTTAAGTTCTTCACAAGACTCAAAGAAAAATCCATTATCTTTTGATCGTAAAATCTTTTATGCAAGAAAGATGTTTGGTAGAGATGTCAATCAAAAAAACTTTCCTAAAGAACCTACTGCACTACACGCCGCTTCATCACTTCATGATAAGGGATATAAAAAACTTGTCATGGTTGTTGGTTCAGATCGTGTTGGTCAGTTTGAAAAACTCATGAAACAATACAATGGTGTTGATAATAAACCACATGGATATTACAATTTTGATACTATTGATGTTGTATCAGCAGGTGAAAGAGATCCTGATGCAGAAGGTGTTGAAGGAATGTCTGCATCAAAATTAAGAGGATTTGCAGTCAAAGGAAACTTTTCAGATTTCAAAGATGGGTTACCAGGTCTATCAGAGAAAGATGCTCGTTCTCTTTTTAACGAAATACGAAAAGGTTTGAAATTACAGGCAATATCAGAAAAACTCAAAGTAGAAGAGTCGGTTAGGAGTCAAGTGACTATTCAACCCATACAAGGTGTCTCAAGTTCAAGAGATCAAAAGAAATATAAAGAACTTTATAGAACAAGAAAATTGAAAGAAGATGTGAAAGATAATCTCATGGAGAAAGCAAAGAAAACAGGAATTGCTTTTCTTTCACTCAAAGGTGTCTATGAGAGAGCAGAGAGAGAATGGGACTTTGGACATAAGGTAGGTATTTTAAAAGAGACATTCGCTATGGATAAAGTGAATGAGCATATTCTTAATTCAAAAGAAATTAAAGATATCAACGAGAACTTTAAAGAGTGGCTAAGAATTGCAGAAGCAGATGTTGTCGTAACAACACCTACTGGTAGATACGTAACAAAAGCAGATAGTGTAGGTAAAAAGAAACAGGATATAAGAAATAAATTTAGAAAACCTGCAGATAGAAAAACAGTTGATGTTAAAAGAGCAACAAGTACAGAACGAAGATACATTCCAAGACAGGATGAAGAAACAGTACAAGAAGCAACTGGTAATGAAATTAAAAAGTACATGAAATCAAAATGGAATACTGATGTAAGAGCATCTAAAGTTGGTACTGGTAAGTCTATGAGGGTGGTAGGTACGATTCCTAATGATTTTAGAGATCATGTTGCCAAGCAGTTTTACCCCGATGCAAAAATTCTGGATAAGAAAAATATTGATTTTGGAAATATTAGACCTAACTATGTTTCACTTAGAGTTGGCATGTGGGATGAGTTATT